CATAGGGTTCATCAGGTCTTGATAAGGAGCTGTTTTTAATCGTAGAACAAAACTGATAGTGTCTGCTATATCACTGTCGGCGTCGTTAACAGTGACGCTGTAAGTATCGTCGCCCTGCGATTGCAAACTATCAAGTACATTGGTAATGTCTACCGAACTTACTGTACCTACTTCTTCTCCAGGTTCGCGTTTGGTAAATTTAGCGAACATAGCTGCACCAAGGATGCCCTCACTGACTTCTCCTCGATTGCTAATAGCTGCTTCTTTACTATGATTTAAAGCAGTCTCGATTGTACCAGTTGTTCCGCGAACATAAAAATAAACATCATCTTCTGTTCTAAATTCGTACACATCTTTACCCTGACCAAATTGTACCACTGTTTCGCCTCTACTTGTTAAAGCTTCGTTGCCCTTGGATTTATTTGTTAATTCAATGGGACCAACAACAGATAGTCCTTGGCTATTTAGATAATTTGTCAATGCTTGTCCAGCCTGACTATTACTAATAATAAATTTTTGCCCTGGGCCGTACTTGCTCAGGGTCACTTCGTTAAGAATAATGTTTAAGAGATCGCGCATAATAACATATTTACCGGTTTTAAATATTCTGTTAATTCATGTTGCACAGCAATAAATATGCATAACAAACAAAAGGAAACCATGACAATCGACTTCGATAATATTAAAGAGCGCCTTAAAGAGATGTTCCCGAACCAACATAAAAGCGACATCGAGCACTATATTGAAAGCAAAAATCCAAAAAATGCAGCTGATGTAGAGCATTACATGCGGCAATGGACTTACGGTAAACATCAAGGATTATAATGCGTAAATTTATCCAAGCACTGATAGAAGCAAGACAGCGTCAAGCAGATTTATATCTGCGGTGTTTGACCGCTGGAATCTAAACGCTCAATATCCTCTTCAACACATTGCTCGCCGTATTGAATTTCCACAATTGTACAAGGTCGCGTAAACGGATTAGTTAGTTGATGCCAGGCGTTTTTTGGCACACGCCATTCATCGTACTTTCCTAGAATTTTTGGAGGATTTTGCATGTCCCCGGGCAAGGCCATGTTGATCATACAAGTGCCCTCGGTCACCATCCAGTACTCATTGCGATGTTGGTGTCGTTGCATACTTAACGTTTGTCCAGGTTGTACTGTAAGTGTTTTTACTTTAGCACCTGGTATTTCGTTTAATACTGTGTATGACCCCCAACTACGTTGCACTTCAATTGATGTCCATCGCTTTAAAATATCGCTGCTGCTGTTTAGTTTATCGTCCCCGCCTACACCAAATACAAATTCAACATCATCAAAAACCATTTCAGGAATGTTATCTTGGGTACGGTCGCCACCGTTAGCAAAGATAATTTTACCTTCAGGAAACATCTCTTTGACTTGACGTATAGCATCGCATGCAGTTCCGTCTAAATCGTCAAACTCAATCACACGATCTACCATGTGCAGGTTATCAAGTACTGTCATGCGTTCGTGCCATGTCATAAATGCTCGTCCTTTTTTACGTTCGAGCCATACATCTGAGTTTAGTCCAACTACAAGCCAATCACCTAAGTGATCAGCATGATTGAGATAGGAAATGTGTCCACTGTGTACCGGATCAAATCCGCCAGTGCATATTACAATTCGTTCGGCATTCATTCTTTGGGTAAATGGAAATCTTTGTCTAACCAGGTTGTAATTATTTCATCTTGCTTTACATAACCATATTTGTTTAAGCTGTTCATAACACTGTCATTCAACAGGTTTAAATCAGCTAGATCATACCATGTCGTGGTTTTTGGATCCATGGGTTCTATATCTGTTTTGTATACCGCAGCAGACAGCCACGGATCATTTTCTTCTTTTAGAAAGTACGCATCGCTACAATCAAATCCATTTACAGCAAGCATGTACATAAGATTAACTAAATTATGATTATAATAGCACCCATTGTGACTGTTTGCTTGTAATCTGTTATAAGCATAGTGCTGCGACTGTGGGAAAATCATCAACAACATGCCGTTAACATTTAACTGCTTGTTCCATGTTTTCAGTGTCAGTAAGGGATTGGTAATATATTGAAATGTATTATGGCACCAGATAAAGTCTATGGACCTACTAACAGGAATCTCATCACCGTCAATATCCTTGTTGACCAAATAAACATTTTCTAGTTTTTTTAGATCAGGATCTAGGTATTTAAAATCTCTGTCAACTGCGTATGTTAGATAATTGCGCGGTTCTGGCGGATCATCTCGCGTTTCCAAGGTAGCCCACCAACGTGTATCTAATCCAGATCCACAACCAAAGTCGGCCACTGACTCCAAACTGTCAAGAAAGCTGTCGTATCCGTAGAGTAAATCTAAGGTTTTTTTGCTGTGTTCATGACTTTCGTATGCGTTTTTAAACGGAACCATTTTTTAATACCTCTATAACTAGTCGTTCTTTTAAGGGTTTTAATCTAGCCTCCAGCTGATTGCATGCTTCGGCCAATTCTAATTCTGATCCCCAATTCAATGTATGTATTAGATGAGTTGCCCATCTACCACAGACATCTTTTTCAATTTGAATATCTACCGCGTTATATTTTGGCCGGGCGCTATTACATAATGCCCACTCGTACAAGATATTCTTTGCGTGTTCTTTATAATCCATTAAAGTGTTACATCTTCCATACCGGCTGTTCTTAATCTAACAACGTGCCCTAGCATAAAGTTTTTGCTTTCAAGGCCTTTCATTATACCAAGCCATTTGTTTCTAAGTAAAGCAACTTCGTTAATGATAGTCTCAAAATCAATAACTTCGTCTTCACCATCGACATATTTCTCTGCGTCCCTGGATGTAAGCGAACGAGCGTAGGTTTCAAGGTATTTCTGAAAGTGTTTGCGTCGTATCTTACGAAGTTGTATATTAAGATAATTAAGTACAGCTTCAATTTCCTGAAGCTGGTTGAACCTGTGCTCCGTAATGCCCGGTAAGGCGGCGGTGGACTTTTCCAGGTTTCCTTTAATATTTGTATCATATTTTGCCTGTTGGAGTTCACCTTCGTAATAATTTATGAAGTCCGGTATGACTCCTAGATCTGCAACTATTCGATTATACCACATATTTTTCTAACCATGGAAACAAGACTCGCCAATTTGTATTACGTCTTCTATCTTTTTCATCAAGAAACGTAAACAATTTTACTAGTTCTTGATTGTTTTGTACACTGTATTGGCATTCAGACATTATTCCTTGCATGTATTTCAATACAGTTTTTTCTTCTTCGGATTCTGCTTTCATTAGGCTTAAAATTTTAGCGAACGATTCCTGAAATTCGCTGCCCCCTAAAATTTTTGGGTGCATGTAGGTTGGGCCTGTTTGTGCCGAAGGTGTTGTAAAATACTGTCCAATTTTTCTTTTTTTACTTTGTTTGTTCAAATATTCTAACAACTCCGGCATAGTTTTAATAGTCAATACTGTAATAACTTGATTAATATTTAATTTGATCCAGTGTTGATCTATTAGATATTCAAAATTCTTTTTCCATTGCTCTAGATCTAGCCCGCTACGAACATATTCCTGCTGCGGTCCAAAACAATCTATGCTGCATGTAATGTCTAATCTTTTTATTTTTTTAGCTGCCAGCATGGTTCGAAATTGTGCAATAAACTTTTTTAACATCTCATGCGGAACCATTAAATTTGTCACAATGTTAATTTCGCAATTGGAATTTTTTTGCTGCGATAAGAAATCAAGTAGTGTTATAAATTCTTTTTGGAAGAATGGTTCACCGCCAAGTATGCTCAATCTCTCTAAAGAACTGTAGTGCTTGTCTAACCATTCAAGTAATAAAGGAAACAATTCTACAGAATTATCTTGTGTAATTGGCTTTAGTGTTATTCCGTTTTTATCAAAATTGCCGAACTTGATATGTTCTTGATTTATAACTGAACTGTTAGATGGACTGCAATACAGGCACCCTAAGTTGCAAACATTATTTAGATATACTTCGAGGATTCGTGGACTCACTATAACAGCAGCAGGGTCATTTTCTAATTCCGCAGGAACTTGATCTGGAATTGCAAGATGTTGCATCCTATCGCTAAATCCACCCACTTTTTCTATTTCCTTACAATGACTGCAATTATGTTCTGGCCATTTGCCAGCGAGCATGTGTTGTCTATCTTTTATCACATGCTCGTTGTTGTGGAAATTAAAAAAATTTGACTTATTTAATGGATGAAAAGTGGTCCTATGGCAACTAGACGATACCCCATTATAGAGGTATAGAGTTGACCAGGACCACTTTAATTTACAGGCAGTTTCTGTGTTTATAGGAAAAAATTTTTTTTCCTTATTCATCATCGTAGTCGTCTGGTTCCTCATCAACCACATATTCTTTTAATGCTCTAGCGAGTGCAGCATCTGTGGCTCCAAATACCTTGAGTTCTTCGTCGGACAACATATCAACCATTACGCTCATTAAGTTGTCTGCACATTCTTGTCTGTCTTTTGTTGGGACATAAGATTTCATTATTGTGTACAACTCAACCAACACTTCTACATCAATGCTCATTCTGCAGTTTCCTCTTGTGATTGATCAGCAGATTGTTTATGTGGATTTTGAGCAAAGTCTTCCATGACTTTGTCCAAACTACCGTCATCGTTGCGCTCCCATGCTTTGCGGAATTGTTTGATAACAGTACCGTCTGCTAGCGTGTATTTAAGACTGTTGCCTTCTTTCTGTAATAAACCTTTACCTTCAAACATGTCAACTAGACCCGAATACGGATTCATACCAGATTCATAAGGAATCTTGACCTGTACTGATTCAAATGGTTTAGCATAACGTGTTTTCATGATCTTACATGCTGCACGAATACCTTTTACTTCGCTAATCTTATTACCATCCTCATCTTCTTTCAACTTCAACTTACGCATAGCAACAACGATAGAGCTAGCGTAGATAAAGCCCTGTCCGCCTGAGATCTTGTCATCTGGATCAAACATGTCTTGACTTGCGTAGGTATGATTTGTGGCAACCAACCCGATGTTTAAGCTGCCGAACATGTTCACACAGTTGCGTACTAGGGCAGTCAGTGCCTTGGGCTTACGACCCATGTCACCTTTTAGATCGCCGGCTTCGAACTGGTTTACATCAGTTGGGGTTAACAGCATACCTAGGCTGTCAAGTACAATTAGAACCTTGGGACGTTGGTCTTCTGGTAGCGTTTTGTATTCCTTAACAAACTCAGTGATCATTTTGGCAACATCGTCGATCATGGCCATGTTGAGTTTGAGAAGCTTGTCTTCAGAAGTATCGACGCCGAGTGCGTGAAGCCAGGCTTCGTCGAGTGCGTTTTCAGTATCGATAAGAATAACATATATACCTTGTTCTTGTGCGTTCTTAACCAGATTTCCTGAGCAGATAAAGCTTTTACCTGCACCAGACTCTCCAGCAAATACAGTAACCTTACCCATTGGAATACCCTTATTAAAATCCCCGCTAATAAGATAGTTAAGAGCGTAATTGTTTGTGGAGATCCAGTCGGTTGGGTCGTTAAATCCAACGGAGATACCGTCAATACTTTTTGTAATACTTTTGCGAAATTTTGAGACGTCAAATGGTTTAGCCATAATAGTTTTCCTTTGATAAATTCCTACTTAATAGTTTTTTGTACTCTTTTAAATTTTGTGATTTAGGGGCGCAGAACCCGCACATACAAATGTCTTTTACACATTTTATAATAGGAGGTTCGGTGCTGTCAAGTTGTATTTTTAATTTTTTTAAAATTAATTGGTAATCATTTAGATTCCCTAAAGGTTCAACCCGACCTGTTGTGCTGGTTTTGCAATCTTTGTTTGTAAAGACCGCACCGTCCAGTTGCCTTACAAATAGAAAAAACCAATTTACACTACAATACCAATCTCTGAATCCTTGTTTTGGTACATATGATACGCAAGATTTCAAATCTCCGTTGAGACTGAGTTTTCTGCCGCCACAACAAGGTCTTCCTTGATCAATGCTTGATACTTCGCTTTTTTCTTCGGCAATGTTAATAAATTTTTGGTACCTGTCTTTTTTTGATTCAGGCACTTCTCCAATCCAAAATGTTTTTAATTTTGAGAATTGTTCAGACGAGTATTTCCACTCTGTACCAGAGTTGTCAAGTGGTTTTAGTACATAACGAATGTCATTGTCCTTGCAAAACTGTACTAGAGATTCAGCATCTTCAAATAATTCTTTGTTGTTGTGCATCATAACAGCACACTTAAATCTCTTGTTTTGCGATTTAAGATATAAGACGTTGTCTTTGTACTGTTGTTTTTGTTTGGGTAAATTTTCTGCGTGATAACTTATCGTAAAATCATCAATCAATGGAACTATTCGTTCCCACTGATTTTTTCCTACTACTCCATTTGTAGTACACGAGATGGTAAGATGCCACTTGTCTGCAAACTGGTGATATCTATTTCTACATTCTGTTAATATTTCAACTATGTCTGGATGAAATAAACTTTCTCCGCCGTAGACGTTTAATATAACTTTTCGTTGACTGGGTTTTTTATGCTGCATGTATAAATCAACATACTGGTACATAAAATCAATAGTTTGTAAGCATTCGTCTTTTGGTGGGTGCTTGGTTGTGTTATCGTGCCCGCCATCAATACCTTGAGTACAATAACTACAATCAAGATTACAGAGTTTGGTCAATTCCCAATCTAGTAAAAATGCAGGAACATTAGTTGGATCCAGAGCAAATGCAATTGAATTTACTTCATCCATGGTGATACAATTCTTTAAAAATGTTCTTACTGTTTAGTTCTCGACGATTGTCAATTTGCTTGATCATTCTGAATGACTGATCTAGATTTTTTATCATGGGCTTATCTAAGTGCAATGCAAGATTTCTATAACTGTTTTCTAGCAAGAACCCCGGCGCTTGATTTATACGAGCATGCAGCTCGTTCTTAATTGTATCTAGCACATTGTGTGGCAGATGGCGTATATCAAGATATCCAGGATTGGTCACTGGTCCAATAATGAAACTGTTATTGTGAAATCCCATTTGTTTTAAAAAATCAATGCAATCAAATAGCGATTGGTAATTCAACAAAAAATGCAACATGTTAAATGAAATTTTATGATTTAAACTTTTAATAGTAGTTAAATTATCAACAAAGTCATGCCAGGATCCGCCGTACCTAATATATTCGTATTCTTCTTCTACAGTTTCTACGCTGACCGTCCAATGCACATTCTTGAATTTACAAATCAATTCAAATATTTTTGTGTCAACTTTACTTAAATTTGTATTGATACGTAGATTTACATCTGGGTTATCTGCGTAAAGACATTCAAGTAATTCTAAATTTTCTTTCATTAATAATGGCTCGCCGCCGGCCAGATAAACATGCTTTAGCTTTTTGGTACTGCCTAATATGTAGTCTTTAAACTGTTGTCTTTGTTGATCGGTAGGTACAGGTATTTTTATATCTAATTCGTTAGCCCATCGGCTGCTAAACTCTGGTCCGCAATAAACACAGGCCATATTGCACAAATTGGTCCACCGAACATCAACAGTATGTAGATCAAATTTATCCGTCTGTTGATAAAGATCTAATGGAACTTGTTTTAGTTCTCGCAAGTAAAATACTCGATCACTAATAATATCAAATTTATTTTTTTCTTGTTCTAATTCATAGCACGGAAAACAATTTTCACCAGGACTATTGCCGATCATTTTAGTTCGAGTCTCAGTATTTTTAAACCCGTTCACTATCTCTTCGATAGAATCGTTCTGAATATTTCCAATCGGGCCTGCACTCCTGATACAATTTTTTACATTGCCGTCAAAATTGTACATCAGTCCAGCCCACGGCATGGGACAAAAATTACGATTGGTTAGATATTCTTTGCTATCCATAATTTACACCCAAAGATATCTCACTCACCTCCAAATTAGGACCAGAATCTAATATTGTCATCAACTGAGTTGCCCATTCATTTACATCAGCGTAGGGCATAGGAGCAGTCTGACCAGGCTGTGTAGCAACTGCACCTGGCTTGACCAAACAAATTTTTGGACCAGCACCAAAATTTTTCAATTGTGAAACAGCTTCTTCTAAAGATTTTTTCTGTACATAGTACTCGGTCATTTCTATTCCAGGCAACGAACTCGCTGGTAAAGAAGTAAGCATGGTACTGATATTGATAATTTTTTTATTGGGCTGCTGTTGCCACAGTTTATACACCGCAAACAGTAGTTCAGTTTGCGCGAATCCTACTTGTGCATTGTTAATAAAAATGTCACAAGGTTCAATCATGGAAGCCACTTTAGTAATACTTCTAATGTTATATCCATTGCGTCTACTTAGACCAACAATTTCGTGCCCGTTGCTGGAGTATATCTCTGCCAATGCTTGACCTATACCTGCTGTATGACCTGTTATTGCTATTTTCATTTATAAGCCCCGCAATGTTTTTTGAGTAGTAATAAATGCATCTAATTCTGTTTGATTATTTTTGTCAATTGATACTATGTCTGGAAAAACATTTTTGTACGGAAGTGTTAAATTGTTTTCGTATTTGACGTTGATTGGATCAGGGCTATGCAAAAATGCATACGAGTGTGCCAGCTGATGATTTGCTGTAAATTGTTTGATAGCTGCGAAGTTATGGATATTTAATGCACTGACTGTGGTCCATGTATTTAAATCTAACTTATCTATCGCTCGGTAATGCATTAAATTTTTATAAAAGTTATCCCACTTGATTGGCCAACGTACAAAATCGTGAGTTTCATTAATTCCGTCTAAGCTGACTGTGACCGTTATTTTAATTCCTTTATTAATCAAGTCCTCTATTTCATCAATTACCATTGAGCAATTGGTATTGATTCTAATAGACTTAACATTAGGAGGAGGATTTTTCAAAATGTTCTTGTAATTTTTACTTGCGCTAGGTTCGCCGCCGTTGACATCTAAATGAACTATTCTGTCCATTGGCAAATTCCAAAATTTTGAGGAATTGTCCACAATTGGATACACTCGTGATTTCAAACTACTAATCTTGGTACTGTGAGTTTCGTCGCAGGTTAAACAGCCGCTATTACAAATATTGTCAAGCACGCCTCCTACAATGAGATAGTCCGATCGTGTTTGTGTTTGATCAAATCGAATTGCATTTAATCTAATGCTGGTATTTTCAGCTGTTTCGGTTTGCTTGCATCTTACGCACTCTGCAGGCCATAATCCTTTATGCATGTACAATTTTGCATTGCGTAGCCAAAGGCTCTCGTCCATCTCTTCCATGGAATCAAATTGAGGTGCATTGACCATGTGTCCACATCGACTCACTGTTCCGTCAGAATTGAATCGAACAAAATGACTTAGTCTAGGACATCGCATAAATCCATGCTCCGTTGAACAACTTCTTTGTATACTTCAGGATAACGATGACGAATTGTTTGTACAATTAACTTAAATGGTACAGTTTTTCCTAATAGGTCTTCAGTTAATACTTTATCAACAGACAGATAAAAATGTAATTTTTCTGTACCAACAGCTTCGTCTAACAACGGATCTTCGCTTTGATTGATTTTTAGTGAAGTAATATCCGACAATGCGTCTATAGAATTAATTCTAATCTTGGCACGAGTGAATCGTTGTAAATTTACTAGCCAATGAAACTGCGGACAAAAATGTCTGTTTAGAAAAAGATAATTGTTAACGAAGTGTAATACTGTGGCTCTATCAAGATCTTGATTGTGTTGTAAAAATGTATTTACGCCAGTGACAAAACGATCATAGGGATTGCGAACATAAATGTCCACTATTGAAATGTTGGTCAGTTCATCATGGTTCACTAGCCTGAATCCTGAATTATATAAACTGCTACTGCCGTTTTTATATATAGGATAGACATACCGTTGTGAAGGTACTATTTCTAGCACATCACAACGGTCTGGAAAAATGATGTTATCTAGTTGAGATAACATCCAACACCTTATTGTTTGCTACGGTTTCGAATCATGGCCAAAATGTCTTCGGCCTTTTGACTTGAAGGTTTCGCAGCAGGTGTCTGCACAGGTGCAGTTGCTACTGGTGGTTCGTCTTCTTCATCGTCGCTAACAAAAGGACTCGAAGATTGAACAGGAGCAGGTGCTGCTTTTGCTACTGGAGCAGGTGCGGCTGTTTCTGCATCGTCGCTGCTCTTGCCACCAGTAAAGCCGCTAGGCTTAAAGTATTGACTCCAACGTTCTGGATCATATGCTTGACCATCTACTGATGCTTCAAACATTTCTTTAATGA